GTCGCGGAGCGTGCGAAGACATGCACGTCGGGGACGTGTCGCTGAACGTCCTACCGTAGAACGCTCCGCGAGATTCTGCCGCGGCGGCCTCTCATATCGTGATGGTCGGTAAGGACACCACCAGACACACGAAGGGACTCCCCCATGCCGTCGCCACGACTCGCTCGCCTCCAGGACGAAGCCGCCCAGATCGCCACCGAGATCGAGACCCTCCGCTCGGTCGAGCCCTCGAACGACGAGGAGCGGACCCGGATCGAGGAGCGACTCGCGGGCCTGATCACGAAGGCCGACATCGTGTCGAAGGACGCCGGCTCGGAGCGTGACCTCGACGAGAAGCTCGCCGGCCTCCGGAAGGTGACCGGCTCGGCCTCGTCGCCGAAGGTTGCCGAGAAGGCCGCCGTCGAAGACTTCCAGGAGCCCGCCGACGTGCGGAGCGGGATCAAGCTCTTCAGCTCGCGGCGTGCTGCCGAGGCCGTCGGCTCGTACCTGAAGGCCCTCTACACGGGCGAGACCCGAGCGATGGGCGAGACCTCTAGCACCTACGACGGGATCGGAGCCGAGTACGTCTATAAGGAGCTGTACGGCGCGATCGTCAACCGGCTCCAGTACGCGTCGGTCGCTCTTCAGCTCGCGACGGTCGTCCGGCCCCGCGGCCAGAAGATCGACTTCCCGAAGGTCGGCGACGCGACCGCGAGCCTTGTCGCGGAAGGCACGGCGACCACGGATCAGGACCTCGTGTCCTCGGTCGGTGCTCTGACCATGTACGAGATGCGGGGCTCGGTCGCGATCTCGCGAAGCCTGATCGAGGACTCGCCGCTCGACGTGGCCGGCCTCGTGGCCGAGCGGTTCGCCCTGGCCTACGCTCAGAAGATGGACTCGCTCTGGCTCGCGGGCCAGGCGTCGAACCCGACGATCGGCGGCCTCGCGGCTGGCGTCGCGGCTGGCAACACGATCACCGTGGCGGCCGGCTCCACGGCGACGAGCCTCGCGAACCTGGCCGACGTGGTCGGTAAGGTCGACGAGGCCGTGATGGGGACCGCCTCGTGGGTCTGCTCGCGTGCTGGCTGGGTCGACCTGATGAAGATCTGGTCCGCTCAACAGACGACCCTGACGGTCGGCGGCGGCCGGGTCGTGCCGACCATCTTCGGTGCTCCGGTCTACCTCGTGAAGGGCCTCCCCTCCACGACCCTGGCTCTCTACGGCGACTTCTCGATGTCGACGGTGGTCGGCCTGAAGGACAGCGGCCTCGAGATCGAAGCGGGCCGCGAGATCCTGATGCGGAATCGCCAGGTGCTCTACGTCGCGAACACCCGGTTCGGCGTGAGCAACCACGCTCCGGAGTTCGTGGGTCGCCTCGCGAAGGCCTGACCCTCGACGATGTGATTCTCGGGGCCGGGGCTGGCAGGGATGCCGGCCCCGGCTCTCTGACTATAGGGACCTCCGGAGGCGAGCATGGCGAAGCCCGACACGATCCGCGTCCTCCAGTGGCCTATTGTCGAGCCTGTGACGCTCACCGACGCGAAGGCCCAGGTCTCGCTCGCCCAGGACCAGACCGAACACGATCGATTCCTCCTGGATAAGATCGCGGCCGCCCGGCGGCTGATCGAGCGGCGGCTCTCGGTGACGCTCGTCGCGACCCAGTATCGGGCGACGTGGCAGACGGGCGGCGACGTGCTCGACCTGCCGGCTCCTCCGGTCCTGATCTCGGGCAACTATCCGATCACGGTCACCGTCGACGGGACGGCCCTGGCCTCGACCGACTACGAGGTCGACGAGGACTCGTTCCCGGCGACCCTGACGCTCGACACCGCCACGACCGGGAAGGTCGTCGTCGTCTACTGGGGAGGCGTCGCTCCGGGCGGCGTGATCGAGCCGATGGTCCGCTCGGCTCTTCTGGCCTACGTCAACCACTCGTTCGAGAACCGCGGCGTCCTGAACACCGAAGGCGGCGGCGAGCTGCCTCAGGCCTTCGAGACGCTCCTCGCGGCCAGCTCGTGGAACGGAGGCTGGTAATGGCACGAGCTGCCGGCCGCTACCGCGAAGTCTTCGTCCTGGAGAGGCCTGTCCGCAGCCGCAACGCGGCAGGCGGGACCGTCGAGACCTGGGAGACGGTCGCGACGATCTTCGGCTCCTACGAGGCCACGTCCTATAACGAGCAGGCCCGCCGCGGACAAGTCGGCGGCGGGATCTCGGCCACGGTCTACACGCGTTACCGCTCCGGGCTGGCAGGCGACCAGCGGCTCCGCTGGCTCGCCCGCGGCGACCGGCTGCTCTACATCTCGGCCGTCGTCGAGCAGGGGAACCGCGAGGACCTGGAGCTGACCGTCGAGGAGCAGGTCCCATGATCTCTCTCTCCTGGAGCGACATGGGAGGCCAGGTCGGCGAGCTGATGCGGCGCTACAACGAGCTGCCGCGCAGTGTCGCGAAGAAGCATCTACAGGCCGCCATGAAGCGGGCAGGCAAGGACGCTGTGAAGATCCTGAAGGCGAACACGCCGAAGGGTGGCGGCCGCCGCGTGAAGGCTGCCGTCGTTCGCGGCGAGCTGAAGGAGAACTACAAGCGACGTGGCGGATCGCTCCGAAAGGCTGCGACGTTCACCGCGAAATACATCGGCCGGAATAAGGACGGCAGCGTGATCGGAGTCGTCGGCTACAAGTACGGTTTCGAGTCGCGAAAAGCGATCTGGCTGGAGTTCGGTACGAGTCGCGGGATCGAGCCGCGAAAGATCATCGATAAAACGCTCGCGGCCTCACGATCGGTCGTCCTCGCCAAGCTAGAGGTCGAAATGGCTGCGGCCCTCGACAAGGCCGTCGCCGAGGCAAACTCGCCTATGCGACCAGGCATGTCGAAACGCGGTCTCGCGGCCGGCGTCGCCCCACGATAGGAAAAACATGAGCACCCCGCACGTCTGGCTAAAGGAAGCGATCGAGGACGCCACGTCGTCCACGGCCTGGCCGGTCGGTATGACCGGCACCCAGTCGCCTCCCTTCACGATCTACGCCCGCGAGGCGACGGGCCGCGAGCAGGTCCTCGCCGACACGTTCGACGACACCCCGGCCGCCGACCAGGTGAACCCGGTCGCCCGGTTCCTGGTGGCGGTCTACGCCGACGACTACGTCCAGGCCTGGACGCTCGCCGGCCAGATTACCGCGGCGATCCACAAGTTCGCCGGCACCGCCGACGGGACGACGGTCGAACACTGCCTGGTTCTCGACGAGCGAGACGGTCAGCCCGACTACCTCGAGGGCCGCGAGACGCCGACCTACACGGTCGAGCTGTCCGTCGAGATCCGCTGGGCCGAGTGAGATTCGCCCCGCACGTCACCCCATAAAATCGACCACGACCGACACAGGAGCAGACCATGCCGATCTCCACACTGACCTCGCCAGGCCCGACGATCCCGTCCGGCGCGAAGACGATCTCCCTAAAGGACATCGAGACGGCCGGGGCGACCGCGAAGGAAGACGTGACGGTCCTCGGTGACTCGACGCGACAGTATGCGGACCCCCCGCTGATCGAAGGCGGGACGAAGGTCGCGACGAAGACGGTCTCCGTGAGCGGCAACATAAAGAGCGACACCACGCTCGCGATCACGGCGGCCGCCACGACCACCGGCTGGATCTGTGAGTCGTTTGAGAAGTCGTACGAGGTCGGCAAATACGCGACGTTTTCGGTCGAGTTCTCCTACTATCCGCCCGCGACCTAAGGAGCAGTAGAAGTGCCAGCAGCAACATACACCAGTTCGCAGGGCTTCAACGCGTTCGGCGTTTCCGGCGCGACGAAGGTCTCCGTGAAGGTCTCGCGGAAGTCTGACGTAACACAGCAACTCGACGCATCGACGCTATCGATCGCGCATGGCGGGACTCGCGTCTACGAAAACGGCCTCACGGACAACGGGCAAAATCCAAACTCTGGCGCGATCGTGACGGTGACGATCGACGGCCTTGGGTCCACGAAGCCCACGAAGGGCTCGACGATCACTGCCGAGGGCGTGACCTGTAAGTGTATGGACTCCACGAGCGACGACACCGTCGGCGAGCTGAAGAAGTGGTCCGCCAACTACACGAGCGACTACGCGGCCTGACGTAAGGGAGGCCGGTCACGATGCCGACTCCTTCGTCGCAGGGATCAAGCTGTAGCTTCAACGGCCAAACACTCGGCCGGATGACGCGGTTCCGAATCTCTCCAGGGGCCGCCGTGTTCGTCGAGAAGACGAACATTACGAGCGAGGTCGTCGGCTCCGGCGCGAACGCCCGGATCGTCAAGACCTACGACTGTGTCGCGATTGATCCGGGGACGGTCGAGGTCACACTTTACGGGTGCCCTCCTTACACGAACGCCCAGATCGGCTCCCGTGGGACCGTTTCGGTGTCGTTCGAAGGTGGGTCGCTGTCGAGACCGGCTTACCTCGAGACCTTCGATGTGACCGGCAGCGTCGGCGAGTTTCTCGTGGGCCAGGCCGTATTCAAACTGACAGGTGAGGGACAATGAGCCTCCTCGACAATATCTCCGAAACGCTCCTCGTGAATCCGCCCGGCTATAGCGAGCCGGTCTACTTCCGCTATCCGACGTTCGCCGAATGGCACGGCCTGGCGATGGCTCACAGGGACCTCGACGGCGGCGCTCCTCCGGCCGAGCTGATCGTGAAGACGCTCGCCACCTGCCTCTGCGACGCGAGCGGAAAGCCGCTCGGGTCCGAGGCGTCGAAGGTCATGCTCGCGAGCCACCGTCGAGTGATGTGGCTCTACAAGAAGGCCTGGGCGACGGTCCTCCTGTCCGACGACCAAGTCGTGGGAGAGATCGAAAAAAACTAAGGAGCCAGACGGGACGCGTCGACCGATTCGTCTACCGTCTGGCGGCCCACTTAGGGATCGGAAACGTTGAAACATGGAAACGCGAACTAACTCTCGACCAGCTTCACCGATGGATCGCCTACTATCGCGTCGAGCCATTTGGCGAGGACTGGCTCCGAGAGGCACGGGCGACCATGTTCACGATCGCGGCCCTCGGTGCGAAGCCGGGGTCCGACTTCGTCGACGTGTTCCTTCCGAACTATGACCCCGACCGGGAGATGACCGAGGACGAGATCGCGGAGAAGCTGAAGGGCTGGACCAAGGAAGGAGGCTAGTGTGGCGTCGATCGGAAAAGTGTCGGCCGTATTCACCGCGTCCACGTCCGGACTCACGTCCGGAGTGAAGGCCGCCTCCTCGTCGTTTCGTAGCCTCCAGTCGGATACGAAGGGGCTAGAGTCTGCGATGAAGACCCTCGTCGCGGTGAACGTGACGCAGCTCTTCGCGTCGGTCGCCTCCGCGGCCGCGTCTGGCGTCCGGAGTCTGATCTCGTTCGGCCAGTCACAGGCCGACGTAGTCGACAACGCGAGCAAACTCGCCGCCCGGCTGGGCATGACCTACGGAGAGTTCGCAGGCCTATCGCTCGCGGCAGACCTGGCGGGTGTCTCCATGGACACGATCGGCAAGGCCTCACAGAAGGCCGAGATCGCGTTCGCGAAGGCGGCCGGCGGATCGGAGGTCGCGACGGCCGCCTTCGCCGGCCTCGGCCTATCGGTGGAGCAGTTGAACGCGATGTCGGCCGCCGATCGTTTCGACGCGATCGCGTCCTCGATCGCGGCCCTGCCGACCGAGGCCCAGCGGGCCGCCGCTGCCGTTCAAATCTTTGGCAAGGCTGGGGCCGAGCTGCTCCCGCTCTTCTCCGGCGGGGCTGAAGGGATCGCGGCCGCTCGCGAGCAGGCCGAGCGACTCGGGCTGACGCTAACGAACGCCCAGGGCCAGAACGTCGAGGCGATGAACGACTCGTTCACGATGGTCGCAAAGTCGATCGAGGGAGTCGTCCAGCAGGTCGTCGCGTACCTCGCCCCGGCGATCACTGCGATCTCCGAGCAGTTCACGACGCTGGTCGGAGACATCGGCGGAGCCAACATCGGCCAGGCGATCGGGGCGGGGATCCTACAGGGGGCAAGATTCCTGGCCGGGATCGGAGACTACCTGATCGAGAACTTCGGGTCGACGTTCTCTTACCTGTCGCAGGTCGGCCAGCAATGGGGAGACGTGGGCGA